AAGAGAATTTCTTGGTCGGTAAATTATACGGACTATCAGATAAGCAAGCTGCAGAAGCTTGTAATATTTCACCTACTACAGCATATTCTTGGAAACAAAATAATGAAAACTTTCGTATCGTATACGAGAAGGTTACTACGCAACCAGTAATTATGGCTGCAGAAGTTACAGCGTTTGGACTTGCAAAAGCAATACACAAATTACTATTAATGCTTGACCATCAGAATGTTCGTGTGGTACAGTACGCAATTGACAGGCTAATTGATCTTGGCGGGATAACAAAGAGCAAAGTGGAGGTTACACATAAGAGTGGTAGCACAGACGACCTCGATGACATCCTCGAAAGACTTGAAGAACGAAGAGCTGAATCAGAAGGAGCAGCTGGAGGAGATTCTGAAGTGTAAAGAAGATATAGCTTATTTTCTTGAAACTTACTGTGAAATCAACGACCCGCAAACTTTTGAAACATTTCCGTTTAAACTTTGGGACTTTCAGAAAGAACTACTACGTGACTTCCAAAATCACGATAGGATAATTGTATTAAAGGGAAGGCAACTAGGAGTATCTTGGTGTGCCTCATCCTACGCACTACATAAAGCTTTGTTCTATAATAACGCAAACGTGCTTATGCTTTCCAAACGAGAAGATGAAGCTCAGAAACTCCTGTTAAAAGTAAAGTTCCAATACTCACGATTACCCCAGTGGATACGCAAATGGCGACCGCTAATCAACGATAACAAAAAAGAATTTGAAATCGAACAGCGTAATAAGAAGGGGAACGTGACACATCACTCTGTCGTATTTGCACTTCCCGCTACTGAAGACGCAGGACGTTCAGAAACTGCATCTGTCGTTATTGCAGATGAGTGGGCGTTCCATCCACATGCTGAAAAAAACTGGGCTGCTCTATCACCAACGATTGATGCGGGCGGTCAGTTCATCGGGGTTAGCACTGCAAATGGGTTAGGGAATTTCTACTATAAAATGTGGAAGGGTGCAGAAGCAAATGAAAATGGGTTTAAAGGCGTGTTCCTCCCATATCACTTAAGACCGGGAAGAGACGATGACTGGTATGAAGAAAAGAAATCTAGTTATACAGATGAGAAGCTTTTCCAACAAGAGTACCCTTCCAGCCCTTTAGAATCTTTTATTACTACAGGGGGTTGCATTTTTGACTTAGATGGGTTACAATATATAGCAGAGACACATTGTAGAGAACCCTTAACTGTAGGTGAAGTTTTCAGTAGAAATGGATACTTACACGATTTGCAGCGTGATTGGCCGGAGTTAAAAATCTGGTCATTACCAAGAGTAGGTCAAGGTTTTATAGTTGGGGCGGATCCTGCAGGTGGTGAACCTAACGGAGATTTTTCAGTGGCACAAGTGATTGATGCCGCAACTGGGGAACAGTATGCGAGTATTGCAGGACGTTATGACCCGGATACTTTCGCAGGACTTCTTGCGGCGTTAGGTAGAAGTTTTAATCGTGCATTGCTAGCTGTGGAAAGAAATAACCACGGCTATGCAGTGCTATCTGCATTGAAGAATGTCTTTAATTACGAGAATATCTTTATCTATAAGAAAGACCGTAAGACAGGCGATGGAGATAATAAAGAGGGGTGGCCTACAAATTCCAAGACAAAAGCAATTATGGAGAGTCGGTTACAAACTGAAATCGCTCAACGTAGCTTAAAAGCAAGAGACATGGAATTTGTGTACGAGGCTCAATCATATGTAAGAACTGGACAACGAACAGGTGCAGAAGGTTCAGGTCACGATGATAGAGTAAGCAGTATGGGAGTGGCACTTATGGCTAAAGATATAGTTGCAATTACTAGCCGAGGACGACCACGACGAAAACAAATTATGAAAAAGCACTTTGGCACGAGGCATAGATAATGAGAGAAATACTGTACGCTAAGGGAGTCGATGTCGGTGAAGGTGAAGCCGAAATTGAGGCCAATGAGGAACGTGATGATAAATTTCTAGATCGCATGATGTCAGACCTGAAGTTTGGTCTGAGTTTCTATTTTGAACGCGACCAAGAATTCCAGCGGCAAGAGCGTTGGTACTACCGTGACCATTATGACCGTTCTGTACCAAAGACAGCTGATGTACCTATTTCTGAACAGATTGATAATACAACAAACATTGAGAATGAGCACCTAGTCACACTTAATATACCTTTTTCGTCTGTACAACGAGCACATACTATGATGACTGGTGAAGAACCTGTAATAGAAGTACTTTCTGGTTCATCTCGTGCGGATAAAGTAGTAAGGTTACTTCATAGTGTTTACCAACTAAACACCCGTAAATGGGGTGCTAATCCTGTACATGATGCTATTTTTAATCAGCTATTGTATGGTTGGGGTATTTTAAGAACTACATGGTCGCGTAATACTTACGAAGATGATGATGATGATTTCCAAGGTGATAAACCTATGTATCACTTTCCAATTGAAATAAAGAATATTGACCCTAGTGAGGTGTTCCCCATTGCAGGAGGAACACATGAGCAGTGGAAAGCTATTGTACATCGTACTTGGATGAAAGTATATGAAGTTGAAGAGCAGTGGGATGTTCAACTAAACTACAATGATGCTGACCGTGAAGACGAAGATTTAGATTGGACAACACCACTGCACCCAGAAAAGGAAGTTGAAGTAGTTGATTACTGGGCATGGGAAGGTGACCAGATTATCCACGCTGTTACAGCACATAGTCAGTTTGTAATGCGTCCTTCAGTGATGAAATTCTATGATTGTCTACCCTTCACAATATTCCATTGTGCAAAGACCACCTCAAAAGTAGGTGGGAANATGGGTTTATCTGTAAACTATGCTCTTGTCGATAGCGTAGCCGAAATGGAGTGGTTACTCAATAGGCACATGCGTATCGCAGACTTGTATGCAGATCCCACAATGGTTATTAGGCGCGTTAATGACGAGCCGGTAGACATCGAACCGGGATCAGGTACAATCGAGATTCTCGAAGGNGAGGATGTGTACTACCTACAATTTAGGGGAACACTGCCTGATCTAGACCAACTTACACAATTCTTCCGTGTGCAGATAGACGAGGAAGGATTTTCACTACCACAAGCAGGTTCAAGTGGAATTGATACTATTGCGCAGCAACAGGCTTCGCTTATTAAAGTATTCAAACCTGTAGAGAATGTCCAAATGGCCCTTGAAGATGTCAATGCTAAAATAGTCGGTCTAACACAACGATACTCATGGGAGACTCCTATTGAAGTTATGGGTCGTATGGATTCAGAAGACAATGTAGAATCGTTTGCCTTTAATATAAAGGGCAAAGATACAAAGGGGATGCGTAATACAAAAGTACATCTCCGAGCACGGTTCCCTCTCGAAGAACTGCGAAATGTTGCAGCTGCGGCTACACTTAAGAACTCAGAGCTTATGCCAGCTAAGGTTGTTATGAAACGACTGCTACATGCTCAAGATCCTGAAACATGGCGTGATGAGATTCTTTCGACACGGGCTGAGGATAACCCAATGGTTATGCAACAACTTATTGATACACAATTACAGACAATTGCACAGCGTTCGACAGTACAGCAAATGGTACAAGAGGAACTCTCAGCACTTGCTGAACAAGGTGAAGAACCACCAGCAGCTCCGATGACTCCAGAGGATCTTGCTATGCGGGGTCAAATGAGCCAACAAGGTACACCAGAGGCTCCAGCTCCAATGGGACCTCCACCAGACCAAATGCAAATGGAAGGATTATTAGCCCAAATAGGGGCCGATCAGGGTATGGCAGATAATGCGACACCATTACCAGTACCTGAAGAAAATCCTTTAGGAAACTTACCACCGGGGATGGGCGTTTAATGGCGAAAGAGTCATATCCAGAAAAACTAGATAACCATATATTTGACGCGGTACTAAAAGTACGCGGGCATATTTTGGATAGATATCCTGAAGACACACTAATTAACTCAATGGTACGACAATCATTTATTACAATGCAGCCAACGGAGCAAGTACAGATAGTAGACAAACTCGGACCTGATTGGATGGTCAAGATTGCCGCCGAAGTAGAGAAGAAACTTGGTGAAATTGATAAGCAAGGGGCAAGCTAATGACACATATAGATACTCACTTTGGACCTGAAGGAACAGAGAATGACCCCAATTATTGGAATAGCCAAGCAGATTATGATGCATGGATGAGTGCAATGGGCAGTGCTGATAATGCGGGAGCAACACCTCCTGCTAGTGGTGGACAAGGTAAAGCTACTCAAACGCCCTATATGCTTAGTAACGGTATCACATTAAAGCAAGTAATGGATGTTATGAAAAAATGGCAAGATCCAAATGTTGATACGGAGAAGTTAAATCAGTTTTTAGCTTGGTACTCATGGTATGAGAAAAGATTCTCATACATGTTTGATGCAGAGGAAACAATAAGAGACCACAGAAATGATACAGATAGGCCAGTCGGTTCGGATACTATAGCTCGTTGGACGGCACTAATCTCAGCAAGTGCAAAAGTAGACAGTCCTGCACCAGAGGGAACTCAATTAGAGGGCGACGCATTTATTCAAGCTCCTGAGCCGTACACTATTAGAATAGAGATAATGAAGCAAGAGGGTGACGGAACGATGACACCCGATACTGCAGAAATAGTACTTGATGAAGATTCATGGAATATCCTGAAAAATTCCACACTTATTAGGGATTATCTTGGTAAAGTTACTGAGAGTGCTGATGGTAACGTAAAAACAATTGATATACATGCTGGAGGTTGGTGGGACCTGAAAGACGGTCTATTAAACCCCGACATACTCGGTGTAGATGAAACAGATGTTCCAGCACTTGCTAGAATATATAGTAGACTAAATGGTGTAGTCGAACAGGCAAACCCATATAACCCAAGAGAAGACCAGATGCCCGCGCTTCCTGCAGAACTGATAAAGACAGGAATTGCATGGTCTTATGACCCAATAACTAAACGACCAGAACTAATCGATACCTTGCCGTGGGTTGGACCATCTCCATCATCATTGCGTTGGATTCCGAAAGACCCAAACAATCCCACTGGACGTGGCTCATGGGAAATTGACCAAGCAAATGAAGCACAAGTAGGTAAAAGTATGCTAGAGGGCGTTCCCGCATCTGTGCGCCCATGGCTAAATGCTGTGCTGAATTCAGGTGGAGACATGACCGTTATTGATGGTGCTATTCCAGCAGAACTTCGTAATCTTTCTGCCGATGAAATGGCTGGATTATCTCCAGATCAACAGAATATTATAAAAAGAAAAGATTCTGTAAAGCATTGGGTAGGTTATTTATTAGGGCAAGCTCGACTCGCTAGTGACCCAAAGTATGCTATGCAGCCAGTAGAAATTCCTATGGGAATGGGGGAACCCCCAATTAGTGTGGCGGGGTTT